CGTATATATATACATGTGCCGGATAACGTTTACATACGGGTAGTCAACTTATCGTGACCGTGTTCGTCATTTGCTGGCTGTGGGGAACTGGAACACCTTGTGTTCCTGTTCCTTCTGGTTTCATCGCCACTTCCTGTGGTGTATGAACCATTGTTCCTCAATGGTGGGGGGTTGAAGGGGGTACTCCCCCTTCGTCTGGGGGTTGGTAAGGGGGGCGTCTGCCCCTCTTACATGCTTGGTGTTTCTGTTTGTGAGTCTTCGAACTCCTTTCTTCTTGGGTTGTTAGGGGTTTCCCCTGACGGTGTAACTCAATCAGGTTCTTCCCTGATGAGTTCACGGATCGAGACTTTGAGATCCCGGTTTCATCTATCAGCTTGCTGATTCAATGGCTTCCGCAGAAGAAGGCAGCGCTCCCCGTTAGGGGAGCTGCTGCCTCTTACGAACTGGCTAGCTGATGAGTAGCCTTGCTTGTTCTCCACTGAGCTTGACGATGGATGCTTCTTCTTTGCAGACGTAGCAGGCTGGTTGGCAATCGTCAGTGGCGTGTAGCATGACGTCTCGTTCGTACATGAGTAGGTCTACACAGTTCGTGCAGTCGAGTCGTAGGTCTTGGTGGCAGGGGATGGGTCGGTAGTTCATTCGATGATGCTCCATATGTATGTGGCTACGATGGCTAGGCATATAGCGATGACGATGATTGCGATGATGACTGCGATTGCTTCTGTCATGAAACGGTGACCTGTTTCCCGCAGAGGGTTCCTCCGATACGGAGTCGGGCTGCGAACTTGGTGATGATGTGGTCTTGTCCGTCGTCTTCGTGTCGGACTGAGACGTATCCCTCTCCGTCTGCTGGTTCGGCTCCGAACACGATGGGTAGGTATGCGAGAGTGCATTTGCGGCATGGGTTCATCTTTGCCTCCTTGGGGCGTGGTGTGAGATGGGTACGGGGAAGAGCCGAAGCCCTCCCCCGTACACGATGGTTGTCTTGCTTGCTAGGCGACTGCCGTGATGGACAGGAACCTGAGCTTCTGCGGTACGAAGGCAGCTGCCCCGAACTCCTCAGACTTGCTCAGGTCGCCCCATGCCAGCTTCGTTGAACCCTTACGGGTACGAACGACTGTCTGGTCAACGTTCTGCTCAGCGACCACGAGGACTTCGCCACCTTCGGGAATGTCCATCCCTGTTGGGTAGTACAAGTTCACTTGGATGGTCTTTGCTTCGTCCAAGAACCCTTCGTACTTGGTCCTCGACTGTCCGTCGACGAGCGTGACCGAGATGTCGATGTTGAACTTGTCGTCCATCTCAATCTTGTTGATGGGGGTGCTGACGGGCTTCGCCTGCTGTGCTGCTTCGGCTGCCGTAGGGGGCAGTGCCGTAGGTCGTGTCTTCGTACTCATCTTCGATACCTCCAAGTATCCGTGTGGGAGCGAACTTGCTCCATGTTCCTAACCAAACTCAACTCTCTCAACTACAACTCTCACTCTCCAATAGACAACCCGAATCGGCTAGGCACACTCGCCAGCCGATTCGGGTACTCACCTGAATTACCGTAGGGTCATGTGCTTGGTGCTTACGAACCTTCGTTCCGATATCCACTGATACATGCCGGGAACGTCAATGGGGCGACGGTTCCGTGCTTCGAACCTGTTGAACCACTCGCATCCCCGAGCGACGTTGGCATCCATCCACTCAACGGGATGGTCTACCTCCAACGGTTCTTCAACGTGTCCGAACCCATCCATCTCCAGTCCTTCGTTTAACGCTGTATCCCAGAGGTGTTGCGATACGGTGTCGGCTAGGTCAAGTCCGTCACGAACGAAGATGCTGTTCGTACCCTCTTGAGCGACTCGTACATACACGACGGGTTCCGAACCGACGAGCCAACCGAACCGGTCATTGCCTGACGGATCGGCACCGTCTGGCATGTCGTCTGAGAGGTCGGTCTGACCCGTATTGGTAGGGTATGAAGCGAAGTCCCTGTCTTTCAACTCGGTAGCGACAGGCTTGCGTTCGAACTGTTCCGTTGGTGCAACGTACCGAGCGAGCACGCCGTCCTTCACACCTTGGGGCAGACAGCTACACACCTTGTCCTTACGACGCCAGTTGCTAGGTGCGAGAACGAGTCCGTTACACCATCCGCAGACGCTGTCCCGATACACGTTGCAGAGCGAGCATGACCCGACGAGTATGTACTCGCCGGGTTCGTCGCCACTCCAGAGGTCTTCGAGGTTGTGCTTGCATAGTTCCATAGTTGTCGTGTCCCTTTCTAGTTGGTCGTGTTCTTACGAAGGCTGGTGACTCCACGAATGACATCGATGAAGTCGCCGTAGCCCAACGGGTAGCTATCGCAGTCGGGATGTTGCATCGTGTCGATACCGATGTTCGTTACCCACTGAGTCATGTCTCCGCAGACCCAGCAAGCTGCTTCGGTAGACTGTTTCCACCAGTTCGATGAACCGTTGGCGATGGCGTACATGTCCATCCGTCTGCGAGCAACGGGTGACGCTGCGAGGATGCAGTGGTTGCACGTAGTTTCTACGATGCCACTATCAGCCGTGTCGTATGCGACGATGACGTCACACATCTTGCACTGATAGAGCAGCGCATCTCCTAGGTCTGAGGTTTCGGATAGTTCCAAGGCACATGCTCGAATGGTCACGATATATCTCCTTCTAGTTCTTTACGAACTCGATGATTGTCACGGTGTCTGTAGCGGTGAACTGGTAGACGAGTCCGTCTTGTGCTGTGATGAACACGTCGCCCGTACGGGGGTGTTCACGCTTCTTGGCTACCACGATTGGGTAACTGGCGAAGATAGAAATCTCGTCGCCCCTCTTCACGAGCTTTGCTAGTAGTCGAGTCATGTCTGCGATACCTCCAAGTATCTGCGGCACGGTTTGTTCCGTGCTTTGGTACCACCAACTCAAGCCACCGATAATCTGGGAAATCCATGACCGTCATGAAGTCTCAGATTGTTGAGAGTCTTCGATTCAAGAATCTGTGAGTTCATGGCGCAGCTTGGATTTAGGCGGGCTTGTGCAACGGTGCGTGTGACGTACCGCCGCCCAGATTTCGGTGAGCTAAACTGAGAAGTACCACACACACCTGTCCCCACTTACATCGGCTCGGGGAGGGGTCGTTAGGGGAGGGGGCGAGCGATAGCTCCCTCCCCTAACAAGAAGCCAACTGCTAGACAGGTCACCGTCCCCGGTGACACCGCTCGTTTCCTCAGGGGAGGCGGGGAGGGGGCGGAAGCCCCACTCCCCATCAGGGGGTAGGTTCAGAAGGGAGGGGGGCGTCAGCCCCCTTCCCTTCATGCTTCAACGCATGCAGCAAGGTCAAGGTCACCTGTGCATACGGGTTATGACATGGTGTCGGGGTGTCGTGGTATGGCTGGCCGACACTTCAATTTCTCGCCTGTTGTGAGTCGAGAAATCTTGTGTCTAGTTTGGGAGGATCATGCGATGTGGACGATGATGTATATGTGTGAAGCGGAGCCAGGGGTACAAGAGCAGCCTGTCAGACAGAGATGCCAGGTTGATGCTCAACCCGTCATCGAGGTGGCCTGATGTGGTACACCGTACTCGCATGGATCATTGGCATCGTCATCGTCATCTCAGCCATAGCCAAGGTGTTCCCCATCATAGAAACATGGCTCATCTGGCTGTTCGTAGCTGTCGTTGGCACCATCTTCTCGTTCCTCTGGTTCTACATATTCATCCTCGGACCCATCACCCTCTTCGGATACATGTTCAGCCGATACGCACGAATCAACAAATAGACACACCCCCATCCGTTACTCACTGAGAGTGACACGTCGGTGTGTTCACACACAACCCCCTTTGTCGTTGAGTCGGGGTTGTGTGTTTCACCATGGAAAGGAACAAGAGATGGACAAGAGAGCTGAACCAGTGGAGACATACGAGATCGTGGACATGGTGTGTTCGGTGTCGTTGTGTGGTCGTGACGGTGAGGAGATGTGGATGGGTGCCCCGTTGTGTCGTGAACATCATGAGGACATGGTTGAGATCCGTGCCGTCCGTGAGGAGAGGGAGCATGAGGACGGTACGTGTGCATGTTCGACCTTCGAACCGAATGTTGAGGCGTGTCGGTTCTATCAGCGACAGTACAAGGAGAGGATTTGATGGCAGTACAGAACTTTCATGTGATGGCAAAGATCGATGGGCGTGACACGGTGTTGAGGGGTGGCCCTCGCAACAAGGATGGGGGCATGGATATCACGGTGTTGATGCGTGACGAGGGCGAGAAGGTTGAAGCTGTCTCCATTCTGTGTCGTGTCTTTGGTGACGATAAGGAAGGACGCATCTTGCAGGTCACGGTTCAGGACACCGACGGTATGGATGTGCATCAGATCAGGAGGTATCGCTGATGGAAGTGCTGACTGAGTACTGCGATGAGGAGCTGTCGCTGCGGGTCATGAACGAGGAAAGGTTCTATCAGTACGTCGAGTTCAATCATTGGCCCATGCTTATTGCAGTAGTGCGGTTGCTGTTCAAGTTCAACAAGGCGCAGCTCGCTGACCTGAAGGAAACGTTCGATGACTACCAGAAGGAGAACTCGTGAGCATCTACGACTACAAGCAGAGCATCGAGATAGCGCAGCATGGCTACTGGTTCCATGCTCTGCTGTTCGCACTGATCCGTAAGGCCGATACCGGCAACCTTGCCCGTCTCAAGTCAGTGTTTCCTGCCGAGGTAGCTGAGATGCAACAGCGGTACAACGCTCCTGGAGGGGCACTCGATGACAAGGAGATGGAATGGGTGAAGCAACAAGCGATGTCCGTGATGGACGAGGAGATGTGAACGTGGATCTGAATCTGATCGTGATGGCTGGTCGGCTGGCTGCTGACCCTGAGTTCACAACGTTCGCATCGGGTGCGACGTTGTGTCGCATCCTGATAACAGTGAGGTCGACGGAGCCGAGGCGTCGGCTTGATGTGATACCGGTGGTGATGTGGGATCCGGCAGACGATGCCGAGATCCGTGACATGGTACGTGGCGAGCGTGTATGGGTGGCTGGTGCCATTCAGCGTCGCTTCTGGTCAGCTGAGGCTGGTCGCACCTCGAGGGTTGAGGTCGTAGCTCATGATGTGCAACGCAAGGTGACACGGGAGGAGGAAGCCGATGTTGTCTGATCCGGATACGTGGACGGTGACGATTGGGCATCCACGGGCAGACACGCATGATGTGACGTTCGATGTGCGTGACGATGCTATTGCATTCATCGAGTACATGAAGCAACTTGACACCAACGGGTGGTGGAAGATGTGGATCACTAACGACTTCGAAGGGACAAGTGACCAGTTATGGGGATGACCGAGGCAGGAGACAGGATGAACAGACCAGTGCCACCGGATCCACCTGAGTGGGCTGAGTGTGAGTGGGACGATTGTTTCACGATGGTGCATGAGGATGAGGAGAGTCAGCCATTGTGTTGGCTGCATTACATCCAAGCGATAGAAGAGAACGAAGCAGAGCTTGCGATCAAGCGGGCGAAGGAGGACATTTGATGGAACAACTGAGCAGGACGGGCATCATCGATGAGGTGAAGGCTATCCGTCACGATGATGTGGTGACGTCCCTTCAGGCCACGATCAGGTTCGATACGGGTATGCGTGACAGCTACCAGTACTCGAGGGCGAGTGCGATACAGGTCGATCGCCTGATCGTGACGTTCCCGGTGTTGACGGGTATCAACCCGGGTGATCTGGTGAACTTCGACATGACGATCCAGTCACCGACGGCACAGCGGTTCATGCCTGCGTTGGAAGCTGGTGTCGTTGAGGACGATGATGTTGCGTACATCGTGACAGCTGATGAGGTGACGTATCCGTTGTACGAGATGGGCAAGCAGTGTGTTGACTGGCATGACTACAAGGCATCTACTGATGATGACGATGACGATGAGCGGTACTCGACAGCTGAGTTCGTGAGTGATCTCGAGGACAGCAAGAATCCTCGTTGTGTCACGGTGCAGTGGGAAGAGGACGGCAACAAGGAAACGGTGCTGTGCAACAACACCGGTGTGTATTGCGATAACTGGGCGACGAAGATCGTGGATGGCAAGCCCTATTGCCGGCTCCACACAGCAGCAGAGAGTAAGGACGAATAGCCATGTTGACTATCAACCTTGACGACATCATCAGTCAGAGCAATGTAAGGGTGGAGGTGGGGGACGTTACGTCCCTCGCCGCCAGCATCGAGAAGGTTGGCATGTTGCAGCCACCACGGGTCGTGGTACCTGATGACGGATTGGATCCAACGTATGTGTTGGTGGCTGGTCATCGTCGTGTTGCAGCAGCCAAGCTGCTCGAGTGGGAGACGATCGATGTTGTGCTTGATGACGGCAGCCTCATCGCTACTGCTGCTGATGTGTTGGCTGCACAGTGGGCTGAGAACACTGAGCGTAAGGATCTGTCTGCCTTCGAGCAGATAGAGGTGGCGTGGGATCTCAAGCTTGAGGGTCTGAAGCAGGCTGATGTCGCTGCCATCATGGGTTTGGACAAGTCTGTCGTGTCGAAGATGCACAAGACACACAAGGCACTCACGTCGGATGACCTGGATGCCACCAGAGCCACACAGTTGAGCGCACAGGCACTGTTCGAACTGGCAGAGGACGTTCTACCCGAGCACATCCCTGATGTGATACGCCTCATCGTGGACGGTGAAGCGAACACGGTGTGGTCTGCCCAACGCAAGGTTGAACAGGAGTACGAGGCCATCGAGTTCATGGAGTCGATCGCTGAGGAGCAGAAGTCGTGGCATGAGATGGGTGTCAATGTCGTGACCGAGATCCCAACGTTGACGGGTGAAACGAAAGAAGAGTACGGGTCGGTACGTCCGCAGCATGACCGCAAGAACCGCAAGGAATTGCGTGACCTTGGGTTCAGCGTGGAGGAGCACATCAACGAGCCGTGCCATGTCATCTACATCAAGGCTGACGGTGGGTACTCATCGGTCACACACTGGTGTGTCCAGACAGACAGGCACCGGGCTGTGACCAAGGCCAAGGGTGAACCGTTGGGTGAGGTGTCACCGAAGATGAAGGCTGATGCCGAGCGCAAGGTCGAGGACTCGGCTGAACGTAAGGAACGTCGTGACTCCAAGAAGCTGCGCTTCCAACAGGCTGCACAGTGGATGGGGCAGCGCACCAAGGCTGCTGACCGTGAACTGTGGGCTCTCGACCGTGCCCTTGACGGATGGAAGTCTGAACACACGAAGGCTGCGTTGATCATGCTTGACCTGTTGGGTACCCGTCCGAAGGGTGCCGAGTACTCCTGGTACGACACCACGTTCGACACGTGGATGGTCGACACGTTCAAGGGCGACAGCTTGGCAGCCTCGAGGTGGCAGGTCAGGTTCCTGATTGCGTTCGGGTTCATCGAGCAGCGGTACGGACACGACGGCCAGTTCGACGACGACCTGGCAGACATCGAGATCAAGGAGGATGGATGAGTTTCACACTCACAAAGAACAACGCACTCAGGTTGGCACAGATAGGGACAGTGGCAGTCAACGATGACAGACGGGAGGTGCTGCAACATGTGCGTCTCGAGTTCAGAACCGATGGTGTCCTCGTTGCTACCGCCACCGACTCGTACAGGTTGGCGGTGATGACGTTCATCGTTGACACGTTCGATGCTGATGCCCCTGGAGTTGACCTATTAGTGCCTGCCAAGGAGTTCGGTGATGCCATCAAAGGGGTCTTGAAACTGATGCCCAAAGAGGACAAGGACAAGAACGTCATCTTGCTGCCGTTCACTGAGTATCACCATCAAGTACGTGTCTTCGGTGGCACCCTCGACGGACCAGTTGCAACAGTGGTCGATCGAACAGGAGCAGCGAAGTTCCCGAACGTAGCTCAACTGTTCGATGGACAGACAATGGATGGCATCGACAGATTCAACACGACAGAGATGCGGGTCGTAGGTGAGGGCACCGTGTTGCCAACGTTCGATGGTGGCTACATGGCTGACATGGACAAGCTCCACGGCACCACTCAGGTGTTGAAGAGAGGCATGTCCCCATGGCAGATGTCATGGATACCCAAGACCAGTGACTTCCCTCATAATGCAGGGTTCCAGCCGTGGGTGTGGGCATCCAAGGACAAGGAAGAAACGATGGGGATCTGTTACATGCAGATGCCGGTCAACCCGAACAGGAGGAACTGATGAGTGATGCACCGATCATGACCGACACCAACGCTGTGTACTCGATACAACAGCTGCTCAGTGGTGTCGAGTGGGACAGCGAGATGTTGGAGACAGTGGCACAGTTCATACGTCTCACTGGACGTGATGTCCTGGACCCTGACGACCCGAAGGTGAGGCACGTTGCAATGGATCCGGTTGACATGACACAGCCCAAGGTGGATGTTCCCGTTCAAAACAGGCAGTGGATACATGACAACCAGATCTCTGCGGTTGCCTTCGACCATGGCTACAAACACGGGTTGATCTCGGGTGACAACTACAAGACTGGTTGGAACGAAGGGCTCAAGCATGGGCTGGCGCAGTGCAACCACCATCCCGAAGCGATGACAATACCTGACTTTGACGATGCTCTTACGACAGCGATTGGTAAAGCGTTCGAGGAAGGTAAAGCTGTCGGTCAAGCTGACTGCAATGGATTGAAGTCCACCCGTATCAGTGACCTCGAGCGGCACGTCACTCGTCTCGAGTTCGTTGGCAAGCAGCAAGAGGTTCGTGTTGCTGACCTTGTCCGATTGAACGGCAACCAGTCGGAGATCATCGACCAGGGTACGTTCGATGAGGGCAACGAGGCTGGGTACGCCGACGGGTTGGCGCAAGGTCGAAGAGAGATGGCACTTCAGTTGCAAGGCAACAAGGAAGACTATGCCGACGGGTTGGCAGCAGGCTTGCAAAGAGGTGAAAAGACAGCGCATCAGAAGTACGACGAAGGACATACTGTTGGACACAAGACAGGCTTCGAGGAGGGCCGCAAGTACGGGCTCCAAGACTGGATGATGCACTTCATCCTGTACCTGCAGGAGAACGACCAGGACTTCGCAGTGGTGAAGCTCAGCCAGCTCAACGAGATGCGTGAAGCAACGCTGAAGATCCGACAGATCGTGGACTTCAGTGAAGACCTTGACCCGATGCTCGAAGAGATCGAGACGGTACTCACCAGATTGGAGACGATCGACAGGTGACCCTCGAACTATCAGACGTCGAAGGTGTGTACGGCACAGTCACCATCGAAGACACACCGATGAGAGTCCTGTTCACAGACATACCCGACAAGACGAAGCCACCAGGTATCACCATCGTGAACGGTGTCGGCTCAGTGTACAAGTACTTCATATTCGTACCAGTGGAGGTGTTCGAAGCCTTGGTTGAGGTGCGTGGTGAGCGTGCTTTTCGTGAGGCGTTACATCGTTTGTGTGTGTCGTTGTATCAGGGTGAAACGTAGGCGTAGCACAGGTTTGCGTGCTATGATGAGTAGGTACTTGGAGGTACCCGATGGCTAAGACAACTGTTGATGAACAGGTTCGTGGACTCTTGGATCTTGCGATGAGGCTCATGCCTGAAGGTGAAGGCATCGACCTTACCGACAAGGACTATGAGACAGAGGACCTGGTTGCTTTGAAGAACCGGGTGTCCACTATCCGTAGTGCATGTGACGTGGTGAACCATGCCCTTGCACGGGTATGGAAGAACGACCACCTTGGTGAGAGGTACGTCGATGAGTTCAACACGTACTACCTGGACAAGACACGAGGTAAGAAGGCGATCGATAGGAAAGCGTTCTACGAGTGGCTTGCCACCAAGGATGCTGCTGAACTGTCGACCCTTGTTGCTGACTACAACATCAAGACAGGGGGTATGACGTCCGCTGAACGTGCGACGTTCCTTGATGAATCCCCCACCACTGATCGGTTCACGATCAAATCAACGCTACGTAAGTAGCAGGAAGTAGAGGAACTATGGGACTAGATGATCTGCGTAAGCAGCGTGACGAAGGCGTGTCAACTGACGAGACAGGTGATACGTGGAAGCCGGAGGAGGAAGGCGACGAGCTCGCTGGCACACTCGAAGGCATCAACTACGTTGGTACACGTTTCGGTGAGACGTTCGTGCTCCGTATCCGTGACGAGGACGACAAGCTATGGGCACTGTGGATCTCACAGACCGTGCTGAAGTCGTTGATGGTCAAGTACGGCCCCGGTGTCGGGTCGCTGGTCGTGTTCACATACGGTGGCAAGACGAAGGGCGAGTCGGGGTACAGCTACAACAGCTTCTCGTTCGTCACTGACTCTGAGATGTGTCACGATCAGTGGGATGATGCGAAGGCAGAGTTCGAGAAGTCGAAGGCGCTTGCCGATGCGATGAAGCCGACCGTGGGTAGCACAGGCATCACCGCTGAAGGCGATGACGCTTCGATGTCACCGTTCTGATGATCACCCAGGGGGTCGGCTCAATCGATAAGCAGTCGGCTGATAACACACCGACCCCCGTGAGTCCTTAAGGAGGACACTATATGGCAGAGGCAAAGAAAGACAACGTACCAGTGAAGAAGAGGCGAGGCATCTCAACTGCTCGGCTGTACCGTGAGGTGAAGGAGTTCGTCTCCACTCATGGCTTGACGGCTGAACAGTCCATCAACGACCTGCAAGAGGCGTTGAAGGATCAGGTGCTCGAGGATCTCAACATCAGCTGATGCGTGAACAATGTCGGCGTTGCGAAGGGCGTGGTGAGGTGGTCTACCGGACGGGAAAACCCGGTCAGGATCATCGCACCATGCCCTACGCCGACATTGAATGGAACGACCCGATCATCAAGCGGTGCCCTGTATGTAAGGGCACGAAGAAGCATCCCCTCAAACGGGAGTATGCACCACCACGAACACAGATCTATTGGAACACCCCGCTCACTGATGAGGAGAAGGCGGAGTTGTTCACCACCTTGGAGGTACCACCACATGTCTACGACGAAGAAGACCACTGACCTAGCGAAGCTCCCCCTCGATCAGTTACCTGTCAACTATTCCACCCTGCAGGCACTACACGCCTCCCCCACTGTACCTGCACGGTATCAGCAGTCCCCGACAGGTGTGAACGACATGTACACCACCACCCTTGTCGGTAAAGAGATAGGCGTCGGCCCGTTCACTTCCATCTACGAGATCTACATGGTCAATGGGCAGGCGTCGATGTCAGGCAAGATGATGCTTGCTTTGATATGGCGTGCTGGTCACAAGCTCACCGTCATCATCGAGGAAACACAGTCAACAGTGAAATGTTGGCGCCGTATCGACGGGGTGTTCGAACATGTCGGTGATGTCACCTTCACTGTCGAGGATGCTGCCAGGGCAGGGCTCATGGACAAGGGCACCTATGAGCAGTATCCCAAGACGATGCTGACGTGGCGTGCTGTCACGATGGCTGCCCGTATCTACTATCCCGATGTGATCCTCGGTGTGAGCTATGTACCTGAAGAACTCAACATCGAAGCGGACATGGATGCCATACCTGAAGGGGTCATCATCAGTGAGGACGGGAGTATGGAGATGGAGAGGGCTGTCATCGAGATGGAGAACGTGCTCGATGCTGAGGTCATAGGGGAATATGATGGCGAAGAAGGGTGACTGGTTCGAACATCAGGGTGTACCTGTACGGTGGTGGGACTCCTCACCTGCCAACCGTGCAGCGTACTGCGAGGCGAGGGTGTGCAAAGGGGTATCCCGTCGGGTGGAACGAGACGCACCCCGCCTCGAGGTCGACAACAACAAGGGCAAGGTACGGGTGAAGGGCAAAGGGAAACGGAACCAGTGGGTGTGCCAGCTGTGTGCCCGTGACGTACCACGCCGACCGATGGATGATAGGCAAGGGACGTTGCTGTGATAGGAGAGAACCCACCGATCCGTGATGGATGGTGGGTTCTCTACTTGGAGGTGCCCTCCTCCCGGAGCAAGCTCGACAGGAAGGACCGTTGATGACAGGATACCTCAAACCGAGAGACATAGTGAAGCTATGTGGCGGTGGAACACAACAGATGAACCGTTCAATGGTGGCATGTCCCGCCCACAAGGACAAGACCGCATCGATGCGTGTCTCGAAAGGTCGGAAGGCAACGATCGTTCACTGTCACGCAGGATGCACGATCAAAGAGATCTGTGCTGCTCTCGAGATTCAGGTGGCGCAGCTCTACCACGACTACACACCGAACCATCAGGGCTCCACTGGTTCGATGACATTGAAACGGATGCAGCAGAAGCGCACACCCCCCACCTTATGGGAGATAGCTCCCCATCAGAGCGTTCAGGATGTCCTGTACGAGGTGTTGGATGTATCGCCGGAGGTCTGGGCTGATGTGACATATCGGTGGCAGGACATCCTCGAATCAGGGTTCGATGGGGCATGGAGTGATGCATCATTTGTGATCGTCAACGCCTTGTGTGGTGACTTGCTGGTGGAACACATCGATGCAGGGTGGGAGTACACGGTGAAGAGACGGAAGCTATTGGAAGACAAGATCCTTGATGAATGGGAAGAACATGGGGCATAAGAACTATCCGGGGATGATCCGGATCCCACTAACAGGCAAGTCGAAGCCTCGGCCAGCAGTGTCGAACAAGCGGGCGTACATGCCCAAGGAGTACATGGAGTGGAAGGTCGCTGTTGGTCAGGCACTCAAAGAACTGAAGGTACCTGCCGATGAGTACGAGGGGGCGGTTGCTCTCGAGGTGATCTTCGGACGGTACGACATGTGGGTCCAGGTGGTACCAGTGAACGACACGAAGCCGAAGGGGTTGAAGCGCAATGACATCGACAACCTTGTTGGTGGTGTCATGGATGCGTTGGAAAACTATGGGATCTACAAGAACGATGCTCAGGTGGTGTCGTTGGACGTGATGTTCGAGCAGGAGGTTGATGATGGATGAAAACGAGTTGACGTTCGAGGACAAGTTGCGGCGGGCAGTGAACATCGTGTCGTGGGAGAAGTGGGAAGCGTTCTCCACTGACGAGATTCTGGCTGTCATTTTCAACAGCCTCGGTGAGACGGAGAAGGTCAACACTCTTACCGGTGAGGTGTTGGATGTGTATGTGATAGGAAGGAGCAGAGCATGAGGAAGAAGATCTGGGCTCTCGAGTCAGGGCACTACTCGGATCGTGAGGTTCACTGTTTGTTCACGAATAAGGCTGATGCTGATAAGGCTGCGTTGACTGAGGATCCGTATGGCGGTGGTGGGTACAACGTTGTGTCATATGACGTGTTCGATGTGATGCCTGAACCGATGACACAGTATTCGATGGTCGAGGTGATCTCGGATGCGAACCCGTCGTACATCAACACGACAGTGGTGACAGAGGAAACGAAGTATCCGTGGATGTTCTGGGATTCGGTGCCGAGGGGTGCCCGTGCCAGATATGTGCGTGCCCCCATGTATGGGGATACGGCCGGTCGGCTCGAGGTCAAGGGCGATGACAAGCAGGCTGTTCAGCAGGTGTTCTCTGACAATCGTGCTGTGATCCTTGATGCTTTGTCGAAGGATGAGAAGCCAAGAGAGGTGCGACCATGAGTGATCTGTATCGGTTGATAACCGAAGAGCAGTGGGAGCAGATACCTCGGCATGAACGGGCAGGGTATGTCGTTAGTGGTGGCGTGATGGTGAAGGTTAAACCCACCGACCGTATCTGCACCTATCACGACCGTCTGGTGCCACTGGAATGGGAGACGTGTTTCGAGGGCGACGAGTACAAAGAGCCGTGCCACATGGTCGATTTGGTGAGGGTGGAGGACGTATGAGCGACTTGACGTGGATTGGTGCAGGCATCGTGTTCGCAGTCAGTGTGATACTGAGTGTCCTTTGGAGGCAACGATGACAGCAGCGACGATAGCGATGACAACCATCGGGCTGACCTTGGTGTTGGCTGGTATCGTTGTATGGATACGGGACTTGCGACGATGAAGGAGAACAGATGAAGACATTCGACATTCCGGCAGTGTTGATCGCAGCTGGCGTCAACGTGCGTGTGCTCGATGGGTGGGAGAACATCCACATCCAGAACGGGGCACCGTACAACTGGCGTGAAAGCCCCCGTGACCCTGCCGGTCACATCGTACACCACACAGCCACAGATCAGTACACCCCTAACCGTACGAAGGCATCGGGCTATGCAGGGCTTGCCATTGCTAGCTCGTCACGATTGTGGCAGGACACCCGACCGGGAGACTTCCCTGTCTATGTGGTAGCGAACGCCTATCCCGCACCCGTCAGTGCCGGGGCAGGGGTGCGTTGGGTGCTTGACGACATGGTGAAGCAAGACATCCCGATGATTCGTAAGCAACTTGACGGCGATGACTATCCGAAGTGGTATGGAAACACTCACTACTGGAACACCGAAACGATTCTGGACGGGACGGGTAGCCCACTCGATCCACGGGTGTTCGACATGCTTGTCGTTGTCGGTCAGGTACTCAACGACCTGTTCGGTTGGACATCAGCTCGTACCATCGGACACGGGCATCACACGAGACGCAAGGTTGACCTGTGGGACGGTCGATACAAGGACATGAACCAGACCATCATGGTGATGCGGGCAGCGATAGACGAAACCGTCATCGAGCTGCCACCTGTTGAGCCACCACCAGTTGACCCACCAGTACCAGGAGGATATGTGCGACCATTACTCAGAGAAGGCGACGGCTATGTCAACGGAGAGAACCCGGACGTACGGGGCGCAGTGGTTGGGGTACAGCAACAGCTGGCATACCACGGTCACGCTGATCGGAACACTGCCGACAGGTCGAAGTGTGCGGCTGACGGTGCATTCGGAACTGGTACCGACACCGCTGTTCGGTCGTTTCAGTCTGCCAAGCAGCTCGTTGTCGATGGAATTGTGGGAGACATGACCTACATCGAACTGGACAAACCCAAGGGCTAACCGTTCGACGTCCAATAGACGCCCTCGAAAGCAACAAGAGATGCGATTGCGGCTGCAACCCAGGTGGCTGTGGTCGCATCTCCTGTTGCGAGGGCAGCACCCACTACTCCGAGCCCTGCAACGAGGGCACCAACTACAGCTTTCATAGCTCCACGGATCTTGTCGTTCACGATTACTCCTTCTTCGAGACAGTGTGGTCAGAAGCGTACTTCGCTCCCGTCATGCCACCAAACAGCAGCACGATGATCTTCACGATTGCATTCCATGTTCCATCCAGTGTTATTCCCAACACCACATCACCTACCCAAGCCAATGCGATGAGGACAAGAAACGCCACAGCTGCAAAGCCGAATATGGCAGCAGCTTTTAACACTGTCCCGTTGAGCTGTTCAAGCAGGTTCAAGAACGACCAACCTATCTTCGATGTCACGTAACACTTCGAGGATGGGTGCCACCAACATCTCGTAGTGGATGCTCTGAGGTTCACCGTCAACCATATGAGTCAGCTCTGGGAACGTCTCGGCAACTTCAGTGGAGAACAGTCCAACAGTTTCACCCTCATCAGGCGATTCGATATCGCCATAGACGTAACCCTGTGCTGTCTGCACCAGTTCCTTTGCCCGCTCCAAGAAATTGACAGGGCGACGGGCGTTGCTCTTGTACTTCGGATGCGATGTCCATTCGAGAATGGAACCGTCGCTGTCACGCCGACGCAGGGTGGCATACCCACCAGACGAAAACTTGGGTAGCGCCTGATAGAGCCTCATCGTTCCCGACAGTCGTGTCGCTTGGGTACCAATGATTGCCACAGTGTCACCGTCAGTGACGTACTTCCACTCTCCACCTGACACGGTATCGAAATAGAAGTAGTCGTTGGTCTGTCCCATGTTGATGCGGGAGAAGGCGTTCATCCATAGTTCGTCCCACCTGTTGACAGGACCGCCAAGACCGTAAGCATTGTTCGTGCGAGGGTTGATGTGTGACGAAAGGAGCGTCCCCGTCAACGTACCACCAGCCAACGGTAGATACGTGTGGCTGTGTGTCTTCTGGGCGTACTGTGTGTCGTTGTACCCCTTGTCACCGACATGGTTGCTGTTCGTAGGGTTCGCAGGGTTGTAGAGGATATGACCCTCCATGTTGACCCGCTTCTTGAACTCCCACCAGTCAACCGAGTCGTCCCAACGCAACAGGTCGGTACCGTCTGACGCTTCGATCACGAAATCGTTCTGTCGTGCCTGTATGACACCGCTCTTCAACAGTCCCGTGACAGCGAGGTCACCCGATACGGTGTCGCCTGTGTTCTTCACGTAGTCGTCGGCAACAGCAACAGCAGCAACAGCATCATCGTCGTCATACTCGTTGGTGATGTCCACGAAGTTCTGCTCTACCCACAGCTTCGGAACGGCATGACCGTCCTGAACGGGAGGGTTCAACAGATTGCTGACAGTACTGAGATGGTTCATGTCGATGTTGCCACTCATCTGTCCACCGATAAGCGGGAGACGCAAAGCAACCTGATCGTCAACATACAACTTCCGTGCAGCCTGATCGTCGTTGACCGGGGTAACACTCTGAAGCAGCAACGGCCCCGTCATAGGCGTGTTCGCACCACTGAGCTGCACATACGACGTAGGAAGTGCTGCAACATCACTCTCGAGGTCTTCGATGTCATCAAAGATGTCGTCCTGTACCTGATGCACCGGTACCGCACGAACCTTCGCACCTGATGGATGGGTGGATCCCGTGTTCGGGTCAGCAGAGCCAGGTAACCCACGGCCACCAGGGTTCAGGACGTTCCATGTCGTACCGTTCACCGAGTTGACACGAACCCATTCCACAATGGCAAGGTCGTCGGGGCTGATACAGAAGTAGTAATCGTCGTGTGTGATGCCAAGATCTGAGAGGACAGTGAGGGAAAAGACGCTCGGTTCGAGCTGTGTTGCAAGCTCCGTCTCGAATCCGTTACGGCTGTATGTTCGTCTGCTCATGTCAAGTCCTTTCGGTCTGGCCAATGCCCATTGTTGCTATACCCATGAACCCGAGGCCCATACCGGCGTCACCTGTTGTCGGAATCGTAGCTGTTGATCGTTGTCCCCTGAACTCGACCATGACGTATCGTGTCACAGAGCCACGTTCGGCAAGGTACTCGATAGGTTCAGAGATGTTGTTGATGACACCTTCGAACACGACAGGTGGGTCGATGATGGCGACCTGTACGTTGTCACCGATCATGTCGAGTATCCGATTGTGAACGTCGTAACCGAAGCCAGGAACCTTCAACGGTGCCCGCCCCGGTACCGACACGTAGTCGGAGATGTTCATCGGTATCTGCATGATGAAGTCACGGTGGGATGGGATGCCACGCATCGCAATGCGGGTCACCTTTGGCGTCTCGGTGCCACCGCTGTGGTTGAACATGCGAAGCTGCAACGCCAACGTGCGTGACTTGACACCAAGCATCGGGATCTCAAGGTTCGTGTTCCCCGGCGCTGAGAGGCGCTGTACGAGCGTCCATGACGGGTCTTGCCAGTCGAGTAGCCCCTGCGGATCAGACGTGCGCCACAGCTCAACCTGGGTACCGGACGAGGCAAGGTTCTGTGCTTCAACGATCGATGCCATCCATGTGATCGGTGTGTTCACCCCGAATGTGATGTTGGGGAACACGATCCAACCCGAGTCCTGATATGTGTCACGGTCTTGGACAAGGATGGATTCCGAGTTGAAGTCGATACCGGCAGCGAGGGCATCGAAGACGACCATGCCGTTGAGGTTGATGCCAGGGTACGTGTTACGTCGAGACAGCCCGTTCGTTACGACATCGAACCTCCACAGGGCTTCGGTGAATGTGCCGTCGATGAGTTCACGGACAAACCAAAGTATTTCGTCACGGGTCACGGTCATGTTCCGTGTCACCAACGGTTCGTGGAACGATGCGAACCATGTACGCCTGAGTTGCATCTGCCCGACGATGTAATCGAAGCGTGCGTCAAGGACTTCGGCCTGATACATCCTCACCGTCTGAAGTGTCTCTTCCTGTCCATCAACGATGCCGGTCAGGTCAGTGTCGGCAGTAGCCATGATGAGTAGCACGCCACTATTGGAACCCATCAGGATCGGACGTTCCCCTTCCGGCATCGACGTGCGACCCCTCGGAATGAGGTGATAATCGGAACCTGTCGAAATGTCAGGTGTGTATGTCCTGACGGTGCCATCAAGGTTCGATGCCACCACAGCAGGACCGGACTCGACAACAGACATGAACGCTGAGTCGGCTGTATCTATCTCGGTTTCTTGCCATTCGAGATCGATTGCGTTCCAGTCCAATGACCACAGGACACCAGCGTCTTTGACCTCGTTGAACGTGGAGAACACGAACCTGCCGTGGACGTACCACACACCTGATGCGAGTTGCCGTTCAGATGGCGGCTGTGAAGTATCGCTGTATGCCTGTATGAACAAGGAACCGTCAGCAGCGTTCTTCATGTACAACGTGCCGTCTTCGAGGATCGCTGCCACCACATTCGACGGTGACGCAGCAATGGCATGGATAGCTATGTTCTCAACTATCTCCCACGTTGCGATAGAAACAAGGTCAGTCCACGACCCGTACTGGAACACCGTGTCGCCGTCAGCGACATAGATGTATACCGACGATGTGGTGATGTCTCGCAGGTCATCGAACGTGACGTTCGGTAACGCCTGCTCACTCTGGTTGGACAGCCTCAACGTGTACTGCTCACCGTTCGTAGCCGGCCGTGACACATCTATGTTGCTCGAAGAGAAGAACCGTAACTGGTCAAGGGCAGCCTGATCCTGGAACAAAGCCATCTCACGGGGATCCCAATCCAAACCCTCGCCGCCACTGAGGTCGGTACGTGACCATGCGTACCCGATATCGAGCACGTTCTCGTAGACGGAACCGGCACGGTCCTGCCTCTCAGCAAGGGAGTCACGGGTACCTATCGTCAACGGTGTCTGCGGAGACGCAATGGTGCGGAACCACACGTCACCGATACGCAGGTTGTATCCCTGAGCCTTCGGCTGGTTCACGACCTGACCCGATACGCTTATCCCACGGGTACCAACAGTGGCGATGCCGGGAGACATCAAGTCACAGCCCTTGTCGGCATCATCGTCACCCTGGTCTTGTACTCAGCTTTCATCTCGTACTCAGCGTCCTTCAACAGCATGTTGCGTAGCTGATACAGACCACCGGCAATGGACATGCGGGATCCGACACGAATGTTCTCTGCCTCGAGCACACTCTTGACCCACTCCGATTGGGCGGCAGTGACATCACGGCCGGCGAACAGGTCAGCGGCGACACCGAACATCACGATACGTACCCAACGTTCATCGACACCAAGGTCGTAGAGCTCGTCTGTCTCCCACTGAGCCTTCGCCATACGGCGCCGATACCGGAGCCACACGCTTCCCAACGCAGCAGAGTTCGACACCATCTGCCCTGTCGCCAACGAACCACGCATCCCGCCACCACCATGCGGATTCAGGATGAGGGCACGGCCACCAGTCATCGGATGGAAGTCAACGATCTCACCGTGGATATCCATGTCGGTAACGAAGTCACCAGGCTTCACGTCCAGCACCTCGACAGCCAGATCGTCACCTATCGGGAACACCCCACCCGTTACCGACGACAGCAGTTCATTCCCTGTCGTGAACAGTTTCGGATACAGGGTGATGAGGTTGTCTGCCACCGATTCAAAGACCGATGCCCGTGTGTAGACGGGGTTCATGGTGAGCAGGGACGGTACCTCATGCCGGGAAGGTACGGTCCCGTACTCACCACGGGTCACGGTCACGATCTTCGATGCGCCGTCCCATGACACGACACGCATCAGTTCCTGTGCCCCCTCGAGGAGAGAGCCCTGCCTGATAAGCAACTCGTCTTCAGGGATCGTGAAATTACCCAACTTCAGGTCCGTTTGGGACGCATCTATCGCATCGATGAGTGGCACCTGTGCAGGCTGTACGTCAGGAGGCGTCAGGATCGACTGTAAGAGCCTGTTGATGATCGACCCTACGGTGTATTGAGATGTACCTTGACCGACCATCATGGGCCTCCTATGCGGGTGGGAAAGTTTGCTCTGCCTCGGTGGAGGACGAGGCGCCAGAGTTCACCAACGGGCCACCAACCTTCGGCTGGATCACCATCGGTAACCAAGTGTTCTGCGGCACCGTCATATGCGTACCATCCTGATACGTCACCTCGAACGTGTACTGGAACCTACCCGACGGGGTAAGAGCGTTCTCCGGTGGCGACCACGACACCCAACCCCTGAACCCATCCTCAGTCTGATCGTCGTTCACATCACACGGCGACTGGAACACGATGAGATCCCGGGGGAACAACACGAAGCCACCCGACCGCATCGCATACGAGATCGAGATCGTCACCGTCGCACCCGTCAAATCGATCGGATGACCTGCCTGTTTGAGACATCGGGTCAGTGGCGGGGCAGTGTCGAGCCTCACGTAGTAGGCGGTGGTGTTCTGGTTAGTCTGTGCTGGCGACATCTACAACCTCCGTGTTCTGTTCCTGCTTGTGGAGTTGTGTTTCGAGGTCCATGATCTTGCCGCTCATGGCATGACTCTCAGCCAACAGCTGCTGAACAGCAGCCTCGAGATGCACTTCACGTACAGCCCCCATCGACACCTTGTTCTCCAACACCTGAATCAGAGCCTCGTTCTGGAGATCGATACCTTGTTCCATCAGCAATCCTTTCGTCCACACAAACATGCACTTGCAGGGTACAACCTATCAGTGACGGACGAAGGCCCAACGCCACAACCAACAGCCGACGTGCCAGGGCACAGCAACGGCATCCAGATCATCGAGACATCAGCTGTCCCCTCGAGCCCGAACAAACCATGCATCTCAGCCTGACCAGTGAACCCCAACTCTGCCGAACCAACCAAAGCGAACTCACGGTCCACATAGTTCAACCCACTGAACCCAAGCAGAGCTTCCGATTCCAACCCGAAGGAACCAGTGAAGAAGGACTCACCAGTGAAATCGAGGAACGATTCACCGAGAAGAGTGAACGAACCTGAGAGTGGTAGAAGTTCGACGCCAACGAACTCGGTGTCGGCTTCACCTTCGAGAGCGAACGTGGCACGCATTATGTCGATGCCTGTAAAGGCAAGGTCACTGGCACCCTCTAGTGCGAAGGAACCTTCAAGGTTCTGTATCTCCGTACCTGTGAAAGCAAGGTCGCTGACACCTTCCAACTCGAAAGAACCGCTGAACTCTGGAATCTCTCCTGTGTAGGACACATCAGTGCCATGAACAGTCCACACTCTGCCGTTAGATGTGAACGTGGAACCGTCAGGTATCAGCCCGTTGGCGAAGGGCGCATCGTTGGCTTCCATCCTTACCGCAAAGAAAACATCACCGAACGCTCCGATAACGATACTGGAGATGTCTCCAATGAACGTCGAAGACGTTGGACCATGTGCACCAACGTACAACGGTTCAGCAGAGTTCGGTGTGAAATCGGCAACATTGAGAGCACTCGTAGTTTGCACTACTCCATCCAAGTATGTCTTCCACTCAGAAAGGTCTTGAGTGAATTGGATCAGATGTTGCTCACCATCGACAAGAGACGAAACGTCTAACTGTTTCGTCTTGACGTCACCGCCGTCATAGATACGTGCTACTGCTTTACCCGTCGGATTTGACAGAAAGTAGATGCCTTGACCTTCTCCGGCTACACCGTTACGAAGGGCGTAATACGTTGAGGCTGGTGTCCACTCAGCAGGACGGACATCGCACTCCATGTCGACACCATCAACGAACTCCATGTCGTTCGTATGTGGTGTCGACAGATAGTTCCCTGCTACCCCATTGAACGTAAAGAAGGCGTCAGCCATGAGCTATACGTGATCGAGCTTGGAGCCTGCGTCGAACTTGAAGTTGGAACCAGCCGTCACTGCAATCGGAGCTACAACAGCACCCTTGTACCAACAGTTACCAGCCGAAGCAGCATCCCACACAGACATGTGGCTGTACGTCTCCGTCGACGTAACAGCAGTCCACACAACGTCACCTATCGTCAGTGCCTGGGCACGACCATCGGTCGACACGTTGATAGCCGTATCGAACGAGACAGCTTCCCGTGTGTTCTCCACTGCAAGGTTCGCTGTGCCTTCAGCACCGGGATCACCCGTGTGCAGCTGAAGGAACAGAAAGTCTGGGGGTGTACCGGGTGTCTGATCGAGAACCCACTTCATCGTTTCGAGCGCACCGTGATTAGAAAAATCCATGATGTCCTTTCAGTGAACGGAGGGGCAGGGCAGGGGGAAATCCGCCCCACCCCTCCAACTTCACACCATCGGTTAGGTAGGTGTGTCCGTCACGATTCCGTGATACGAACGTGGACCGTACTCGAACCCGATCTCCCCGTAGATCTGCATACGTTCGTATGCACCGGTCTTGGCGAGTGGCTCAGTGAAGAACACACCCTTGCCAGGAATCGGGAGAGTCACAGGGTTGATGTACGACATGTCCGCAAGGACGATGACGTTCTTGGGCAGGTACCTGTCGAGCGCCACACCAAAGACACCGAAGTCTGTGATGATCGTCTCGATGTTGACACCACCAACGGTGCGTGACCTGTCGGCCAGCCCGAAGTTGTTCGTGTACTCCTTGGACAGTGCCACCTTCGTGGAACCGTTCATCCAAAGCACCGGTGTCATCATCGGCGCCTCGGTGTCAGCCTCGAAGAGGGAGACAAGGAGAGCATTCAGGCCGTCACGCCACAGGTCGCCACCGGCACCCGTATCGATCTTGGCACCAAAGAACGGATCCTCAGTGTCCTGCGCTGCTGCTGCATCCATCTGTGCAACAGTGATGTCTGCACCAGGAACCAGCGGCGTACCGTTCGTCTGACCGGCTCCGATGAGGAGATAGTCAAGGAACCCCTGTGCCTTACGAACCGTTGCCGGATCGTACGTACCGGAGAACCCGGACGTACCCGCACCTGTTGGCTGTGTCTCAGGGTTGAGATACGTGCCGTACAAGATCGTTTTCTGCAAGTCACGGGCGATCTTCTTCAGCTTCTTGTCGATCGCCTTCTGCATCGGTGTGCCTTCAGCCTCAACGATGGAACCATCGTTCGGGACAAGGGCACCAGTACGGGCGTCGCCACCGGCACCGATCTGTCCACTGACAGCATCACGGGTGTACGTGAGCGCAATGGAATGCTGATGGATCTCGGTCACACCGACACGCTGCGCTCCGAAGAACACTCGTTCGTCCTCAGGGGTCCAGCCCTCAGGGCGTGCGTTGTTGAGTTCAGAGCTTTCACCCTGCTCGATCTGGAACACGAAATCCTTCGTGTTCAGGGTACGTCCTGTACCAAGGCCACCGACAGCGGACAGGAAAGGCACGATCTCACGGGTGAGGTAGTACATCTGACCCTGCCACTGCGGGTAGTTGAACGTTGAGGCCATTGCCTCATTGACGGGCGTGCTTGACGCAGCTGCCCCTGGCTCTACGGCATCTACCGGATTGCCGCCATCGGCGGCCTTGCCAGTATTACCGAATGCTGTTGGATCTCCTGCCACGGTGAAACTCCTATGTTTGTGTGGGTCGCTGAGCGTCCATCATGTCCTGCATCTGTGCAGCCATGATCGCCCCTTCTGCTCTCATGTCGCCTGTCTCCCTTGCAGTCTGCAAGCGTTCCAAGCGTGTTGTCTGGGTGACTGACCCTGCAACGTTTCCGACCTGATCCAACTGGTGCTGCCCGACAGCTATCTGAGCTGCCTGTGGGTGCGGTACCGGCTGGTTCTCAGCGGTAGGGATGAACTCGTACTCGTCGGAAGCGAACTTGAGTATGGCCTCTGAGGTCACATCTCCTTCGTATACCTGCGAGATCGCTTTGCCCAACCCTTTGCTTGTGTCGAACCCTGCGTCAGTGAAGGCACGAGTGCGTTCATTGGCTTCGAGTTCTTTGTTGCGTGCCAACGTCTTCTCGAGTTGCTTACGGAGTCCACCACCGGACGAGTCGTCGTCCTTAGGTGCCTCTGTGTGGCTCTGATCGGATCGTGTGGTCATTGTGTCTCCCTTGTCCTCCACATGTGGCAGTTCTCAGGAGAAGTGTGGGCTTCCCTGGCTGAGGGGAGCTTTGGAACAGAATACAAGAAGGGAGCTCCCGCTCTGAAACCTTCGTAGCATCTGTCCTAGATACATGATCGAACGAGGACGGTGGCTCGATCAGGATGTCATCATATCACGTCAAGACCCGAAACGCCGCCAGTCTTACGTGACAACGTGTAATCGAGTTGCTTACCACCGAGGAACGTCGACTTTTCCTGTGCCATGAGACGATTCATCCGTCGCCTCTGTTCAGGGTCAGCGAAGACATCAGCAGCAACGAACTCTTCGAGGTCGAAGTCGTCGTCAGGGTCAGCGTGACGGCTGGCAAGTATCGACAAGGCAGGTACAAACGATTCTGCCCGTTGGAAGACCGACTCGGCTTCTGACCGTGACATGTCCGACCCTTCTTCGAACATGCGGAGAGCGAGCGCCTTGTCCACGTTGAACCCTGACTCCAACCCTTCGCCACCTATTTCAGCAACAGAGATCCGTTTCATCAGTATCTCTTCACCGAGGTCAGGGTCAAGCATCGACACCAATAATGCAGCATCGGTCATCTCGACACCGTTGTAGTCGGCGTATACCTGCTTCAACGCTTGAGACTGCGACACGATACGTTCGTATCCGGGCAGCACACGTGATTCCACTTCACCGGGGGTCACGTTGCCGGCTATCCATTCGCCGTACCTTGAACGGTAGAAGTCACCGAGCCCCACTGAGTTCATCACATCGTCGTACTGTGCAATGACGTTGGCGTACAACGCCTCTGAATAGCGTGGCCGGCCGTCATCGGTGAGGTTGCCGGGGAACCATTCCTCATATCGAGAGTCCTTACGTACCGCTACCCACGCACGGGTGGCATCACCTGTCTCAATGAATGCCGTGAGGTACACATCGAAAGCTGCAGGGTCAAGCCATCCGAACTCTTGCTTCAACGCAGCAACATCAACCGTTTCGTCAGCCATTACGTTGCTCCGATCACGTTGCTACGGGAACCATTTGTGATCCCACCAAGTGTCTCATTGACGACCTTCTCGTATCCACGGTCGAACCCCGTACTACGTGCCAGCCGTCCAGCACCTGTCGGGTCGTTCATCTGCATCACCTCTTGGAACACACTGTCCATCTGGTCAGGGACTACACCCCATTGCTGCGTCAGGAACGTTGACCACGGACGGGCAGCAGCAGAGTACGACACCTCACGGTCCTTGTACTCCGGATACATCGCCATGCGTTGATCCTTCAAGTATTCGATGAAATTCGTTTCAGCATCGGTGTCGTTACGTATCTCCCCTGCTTTGGCAGCGATGTCTTCATTCGACCAGTCGCCGTACACCGGACCCAACCATTCACGTAACAACGTTCGAACTTCAGCTTCCTTGTCCTGCGTTTCGTCAGGAGTCCAACCTGCAGTAGTAGCGAACTCTGCCATCTCATCGTTGATCTCATCAGACCCGAACGGGTCAGACAGTGCCACGATCTGTCCTGTCAGTACTGCCTGTGACCAGTGACCTTTCGTCAGCTGGTCAGCCATGAAGTTCACAACAGCTTCAGTAGCGTTGTTGATGCCGGCTGCTTCGAGCTGTGTCCGTACGTTGATACGGTTGTTCTCGATCAACTGTTCTGCTGTGGCAGGGTCACCGTGATACGTCTCCATCCACGCACGTTCAGCTGCTGTATGGGTACGCCACCAGTTCGTTGTCTTGATCTCGTCAAGAGACACCGCACCATCGGCACGTTCCATTGCAGCCTGCACCACCAGAGCAATGTAATCCTCCTCGAGGATCCACGGACGCACCTCTGCCATCACGGTCATGTCCTCGACCCACGTATCGAATGGGTCGCCCTCGAGGTTCCCGAAGTCACGGAGCTCGTCTATCTCACCGAGGTCTATGAGTCCTTTGCCAGTGAAGTCCTCAGTGGAGCCTGTGAAGTCTGCCTTCGGAGTGTTACCAGGACCAACAACAGCTGTGAGGTCTTCAGTGGTAGGTATCAGCCATCCGGTGTAGATCTGTGCCGAGGTGGATCCGTCAGGGAGTGTGATCTGTGGGATCTCGTACACGACCCACCACTCTTTGGTGTCTTCGTTGTACCACAGCTCTGACGTGCCAGGCAGGATGAGTTGGCTGTCGTCGTTCGACGTTGACTGTGTGCCACCTGTGCCGCTGTCAGAGCCACTACCACCACTAAGGTACTTTTGTTCTGCTGCGTTGGTGAGGGGGCCACGGATGCCGTCAACAGTGAGGTTCGCCCCCATGCTGTTGAGCCTGCGTTGCAGGTCAGCAACACTTTCACCAGAGCTTCCACCCGAATCGTTGCTGCCACCTGTCCTGTCAACGTAGTCCTCTGTGGGTTGCCCTCCACCATCAGACTGATCGACCGGATCAGCAGAATAATCGTAATCGTCTGCGTCACCTGGTAGACGTGCCATCACTCACCTCCTTACGCTGTGCCTGAGCGATGTCTTCCGGTATCCCCGTATCAGACCCCGGATCAGTGTTGAACCCGTACTGTCGCACCATTGCAGCCATCCCCTCGAGGGAGGAACGTACCGCAGCAGACGCACGCTGCTTTATAGGAGACACGGTTGGCATCTGAGACAGATACTCCGTCTGCCACTGTTGGAACTGTTGCACCGTCGAAGGAGTCTGGTCATATGCGTAGATCTCCGGGCCTTGACGGGCAGCCTCTGATGGAGTAATCCCTTGAGGTATGTCTTCAGGGACACCGCCACCCTCGCCGTAATAAGCACCACGCTCCCACGACTCAACATTCGACTCAGGAGAACGACCAGTTGAACCACCAACATTCGGAACCACGACACCGTTCTCCAACATGTTGATCGGGTTCACTGCCGTACCGTTCCGTTTGATAGAGAAATGCACATGCGTTGAAGTGGTACGAGCCGAACCAGAGTTACCGACAGCGCCCATCTGCTGCCCTCCACTGACCCTATCGTTCCGAGACAGATGTGTCGGTGCGTTCATGTGGGCAAAGTAGTACACGTATCCGTCGTCGCCCTCGATCTGTATCCAATGACCACCAACAGACGTAGACCCTGTTGCCTTCACCCTCCCTGATACAGGAGCGATGATCGGTGCACCTCTGTCTGCGTAAATGTCGATGGCAGCATGGGTACGTCCACGATGGTTCTTCGTATTCGGCATCCACCCGCCCCTCGACCATTGCGTGACACCTATGACAGGAAACAGGACAGACATCACACTCTCCCTGTCTGTTGTACGTTCTCGGCAGCGGTCATGTTCCCTATCGAAGCACGGTTCCCCATCGTTGCGTTCAACATGCGTTGGAACGTAGTCGAGTTCGCTTCACGACGTTCATTCAAGTTGATCTCGTCCTTCCACTTGCTACTGATGTCGAACATCGCAGCCGATTGAGGATCTTCTATTGCTTTGAACTGTGCCCCTGTGATGAGGCCACCATTGTCACCATCGTAACGTGCCATATCCAAAGCTATGAGTTGCTGGTTCCGTTGGGTGTAGGAACCAGATAACTGTGAACCGATAGAAGCAAGTTCGTCAGGTCGTGCCTGTCTACCCATCTTTTCCTCAAACGTAGCCTGTGCCTGTTCAGCGATCGTCTTGGGTCCAGGTATCGACCTCAGTGAAAGAGGGACAGAGTACGGGAGACGGGCAGGCATGGCAGGTGCCTTCGGTGGTGAGTAAGGATCGAGTGGTCCTCGGCCGTATCTACCAGGATTCTGTGCCATGTTGCGAAGCATCTGCCAGAACTCTTGACCGTCAACGTTCGCTTGACCGAGGACGGTGACAACGTGTTGCTGATCTTCTGCTGTCATGTATCCACGGGTGAGTGGTTGACCACTGGTGCCGTAGAACCCTGCCCTACCTGCAAGTTCTTGGAACTCCATGACCTTCGTGAACGACATTGCGTTGATGAAGTCGAGGGTATCGGATTCCCTGTATGTAGCTTCGACACCTGCACCTTCAACGTCAGTACCACTGAACCCTTGAGCTTTCTCTATGAACCGTGCTTCGAAATCGTCCATCCCTCCGAACCGTGAGTCGGTACCCGTGATGGTTCCACCACCAGGTGCCTTGATCTCTCGTTCGAACGTCCGTGCCGAATACCCTTCAGGTACACGGATGAGAAGGTCTTCCTCTTCTTCGAAGTCGACCCAATCGTTCATGTATTCAACGAACGCTGCCGCCTTTATCTCAGGTGGCAACAGGATATGTCGTGGATCAGTCTTGGGTGCTGACGGGTCGTCATAGAGCGTCCATCCGTACAGGTCGGTGAAGTTATCTGCTTCGTTCATCTCCTCGATGGTCAACCCATCAGGATCGAAGTACGTCAAACCCAATTCGTCCATGATCTGACTCATCTTGCGTTCAAGACCCGTTTGATATTCGCCCCACAGGTCAGGGTCATCCTCGTAAGGATCTCCACCATCAAGGATCGAAGCTACAGCTGCACCTACCTGAAATTCAAAGAGGTACTGGTCGTCGCTTGGCCCTGACAGGGCTCCAGTATTGGGGGTAGTGGTTGTCGTTGAACTTTCGGGAACAGTGGTAGTGGTGGAGGGTGGTGCTTCATCGGGGTCAACTGGTTGGTCTTCTTCAGGTACGTCGTCTCCCCAATCCGTTTGTGCTCGGATAGCGTTCGCTTCGAAATCGTTGGCTCTGTCAACCCTGTCCTTTCCGATGGTGGTCAGGCTGTCGCTGAGGTCCATGAGTTTCTTGATCTCTGCGGCGAAGGGGCTGTCTGACATGACAGAGAAGCTGGCTTGCTGCATCTGGGATTTGTCGAATGGTTTCTTACCACTGAGTAGGTCATCGATTCCATAGTCGGCATCGAATTCGTGGAGGTATGGACCATGAGCCAGCTGTGCAGCTTCGAGGCGTGCTTGTTGTTCCTGATTAGGTGTCAACACACCTGCCCTAATGTCGCCTATCTGCACCTGGAGGATGCGGATCTCTTCAGCTTCAGCATCTGTTGTTTCACCGTCGCTACGTTCAAGCTGTTCGATCTGCTTCTCGAGGTACGTGATGTCGTACTCGTCGGCAGCGAAGTATCCATATGCACCAAGACCGATTTCTCCGAACATCACTGATCCACCGATGAGTGCCATGTTCCCCGCAACAGATGGTGCCCATTTCGGGGCTTCGGGTAAACCTCGTCGAGCAGCAGCGTTGAAGACACTTTCTGCTGTTTGTCCTGTGCGATACTGGATAATCGATGCGAGACGTACAGGGCTGAACCTCCTACGTTCTACGTCAGCCCCTGGGTTGATCGCATTGAAGAACCTTTTCACTCTTTGGAAGCTAGGGCTTGCAGCGATTGACGCAGCCCACGGTTTTGACCCTACGAATTTGACAACTTTCGGTACAGCAGTGATCGCAGCTTTCGTGGTCAGGGCACCAGCGAATATCACTCCCATCGTTTCGACAACACTGACCGTGTTCTCAGCGAGGATTCGTTTGTCGTCCCACCCTGTCCGCATACCTGATACGTTCGACCGGCGAACCTGTTGTGTCGGTATCAGAAGTCCTTGCAAACGAGAGTCAGGCCTGAACAGAGATGAACCTTCGTTGTTCGGTGCCCCCATTCCAGGAATGACGCCCGGCTTGTAGAATTGGGCAACTGCACCAGCAGCACCCCACGCATCGTCAGCGACACCTTTCCATCCTCCGGGCTGTGCCCAATTGTTCTTCTCAAGAATGTACTGGCGTGCAGCATTGGCGCTGCCACCGAACGAAACGTACAGATCGTAGGTGGCAGGGTTGAAAGCGAAACGGTTGTCCTCTGGGTAGTGGGCAGCGTATTCGACAGCTTCGGTAGCGAGGTGGTCGTTCGGGGCCCACGCAAGGATCGCCAGTTCGATGTCGAACAGGGCGCCAGTGCCACCTGTGTTCATGATCTCACCCAACGTGGCGTAATAGTTGGCACGATCGATCGGTTGAAAGGTCTGTCCGATGTAGTTCAACGTGGCAGCAAGATCATCTTTGGATATCGGACGTCGATCATTGGCGAACGTGTCGCCAGTGTCACCAGGGATCTTGGCAGCTGATTCCCATGAACCCAACATCCATGTGATCTCTGCAAGAGCTTCAGCTTGTTCGTCGGTGAGGTCATGGACCTCTGACGGTTCTCTTTCTTCTACCATGTCATCCCTCCGGTATCAGTAACGCATCAACCGACACGATAAACGGATTCTCAATATCGTACCCTGCCATCAACGGTGTCACGATGTAATCGACGAACCATTTCGTCTGCAACTGCAGTTCATGGTCATCGATACGTTCGATAAGAGCCTGTAGCCGTGACGTGAACTCCGACCGTAACGCCGTCGTTGTCTGATCTGTTGTGGCCGTACCTGAGTACCACCACGACGCTTCGTGACCCATGTTGATCGAATGCTGCTCGTTCTCTGCCCACCATGTGGTGATACGTTCAAGGTTCTTCGTCAACTCAGGGTTGATCTCCATTCCCAATTCGTACTGTGGCGTACCGAACGTGCCGGTCAGCCTCATCTCGTCAAGGATCATCTTGTAGCTTGGACGTTTTGGGATACCAGCAGGGCCACCGACACCGGCATATCCGAAGTACATGGCTTCGATGTTGCGCTTTGCAGTGTTGTACCACGGGTCGAGGATCTGTTCCACGTAGTCCTTGTAGATGTGGGAGTCCTTGCCGTACCTACGTTCCATATCAAGCAACGATGCTGCCCTGTCCTCCTGAACAATGGCGAACCTGTGACGGCCTTGATTGTATGAGATGATCTCCATCGACTGTCGAGGTGTCAGCTTCGCAATGATCCCATCAGATAGTTGATCGTCATATTCGGGTTGATAGAACTGGCCACCGACCACTGGCGGAATGAACGCTGCTTGGGTGTATGGCAACAGCGTTGCAGCATCGGGATACTTTTGAGAGAACTCATATGACGTCTTGTCCAACGGCTTCGATGTGATCCGGTACGACTTACGGGCAACAGCCAACGGGTCTTCCCCGTACCAGGTGCGTACTGTCTCGAGAGCTTCCTCAGGTCCGAGGTACTCGATGAGGAACGCATAGTCGTTCGCTATCGACGTCGGTTTGAGGAGCACCTCACCCTTGGAGCCCATGTGTACAGCCTCAATGTCGAGGGCAGGTTGTGCCGGTAGTACAGCAGACGTGATCGATTCCATGAACCCGTACTGTGCCGCATACGACTGTGCCTTGTTCAACGCTTCGTTCAGCAATCCCATGTCGGTACCGATGTCGGCGTACTTCGGGTCAGATGCCATCAAAGCGTTCAGATAGTCGATCTGCAATGAAGCGAAACGAACGTCGTAATCGCCACGATCTGCCCACGCCAAGAAGTTCCTTGCATAGGCAGGGAACATGAACTGTTCGAACCCGTCACTGAGATCAGACGGTGAGAACCCACCATAGATAGCAGTATTCAGGACGTTCATCAGGGCAGGGTTGTCGTCGATCAGTGGACGTACCGCTGCTGCTCCGAACTGCATGACAGGGCCAGTACCTGGACCCAATACTGACCGTGTGTCAGCGAAGTTGATGAACCCGATATTGCCGACAACGAGTGAGTCCTGTGCTACGACACCTTCAGGCATGTCTGAGGTCAGTGAAGCAAGCATGGCGGGACCGGGGAAGAACGAGAATACACGTTCGCCGTATTCGTTCTCGTCGAACCATCCTGAGTTCTGTCCCATCGTGTTCACCTGTTGCATACGGCGCAGGTTTCGGAATGGCTTACCGAACTCCTTTGTCTTGACGGGGTTCATGAGTTTCCCCCAACGGGTGAGCAGTTCCCACCATGCGTCACCGAATGGGAAGATCAGCTTCAAAGCGTCAGCCCAGTTACCACGCTTCGACAGGTCGAAGAACAGGTCACGGGTGTCCTTCACTGCGGTAGCGACCATGATCTCTTCGATCTCGTCAAGCCCTAACTGCACAGCTGCTGGCCGTGACGGAAGTTCCGTCATGCCCTTGATACGCATCTGTTGCTTCACGAACCTGTCGAACTGGTTGCCGGTCATACCTGATTCGATAGCTGCTTCACGTAATGCTGTACGAATATCCACTGTTGCATGGAGGTAGAAGTCGGCTGCTACCTCCCATGCCCTCACCTTCGAGTACGGGTTCCTGACCAACACCTCAGACGGCTTCTGCCCGATCATCATGAACAGATCAGTGATGAGCTGGTTCGCAGCGTTCATCCCCTCGAGGTCATCTCGTAGCCCTGGTGCCTTGACCTTGTGGGGTACAGGGTTGTCCTGCGTGTACGCCTCTGTGCGGAAGAACTTGACGAGTTCGTCGATCTCTTCAGGTGTCATTTCCTCATGGATGAGGATGTGTTCGTTCTTTTCCATTTGGGTACGTCGCAGGTCGGTGAGTACTTCGAACTCGTCGATACCGGTACGGGCGAACTCTCGTTGGAGGGCACGATAGATCTCACCGAACGCTGCATCGCCCAGACCTTCAGCGTCTCTGATGTCATCGATGCCGTACTTGTCGAGAAGGGCTTGCATCGTACGTGACGGCTTCTGGTTGCCACGGACGATACGTTCCAGATCGAAGTTGACCATCTGTTCGCCCTGATCCATGTAGTTCTTCTGGATCTTGATGAGGTCTTCAGGGTCAAGGGTTCTCGAGTCGAGGATGAGGAGTCCTTGATAGCCGTCAACCGTTTCGTCACCAAGTTTGACATCGATCGCTGAACGTAGGAACTCCACAGTGTCGGGCTTGTTCATGTGCCGTCGAACAACGACGTACACCTGTTCAGATACAGGGATTTGTCGTCTTGTTCCAAGCTGTTGGATGACACGACGGGTCGCTGATCGTTGCTGTGTGTACAGGTCAGCTTCGGGACGGTCGATACGTCCGTTGCCCAGGACGTTCAGGAGGTCAGAGTCACCGTTCTTGATGATGACATAGTTATCTTCCCTCGCCACCTTGTTCACGTCAGGGATGTTGTCCATCTCCATGAGGCGTGCCTTCAGGTCTTCCATGGTGACCTTCTGCCCATCACGGGAGTACAGGTTTCCAGCTTCCGGGTCACGAAGTTTGATCTCTTCGATCATCAACCGCTTCGACCACGGCAACGGCTGCCCGTTCACTCCCGTATGGGGTGACATGCCGGTGTACGTTTCGACAGCGTTGCCTGCAGAGTCGATCCATTCAGGGACACCATCGACCTCACCGAAGTCAGGGTTCCGTTTGATCCAATCGCCACCAGTCAACAGGTGCCTCTGTGCTTCGAGAGCTTCGAGGTTGATGCGTAAGAGACGGAACTGCTCCCACGGGTCTTCTGTGTCACGGAGGATACCGAGGCGTTGCTTATCGCCTGGTACAGCGCCTGTGCCTTTGCCGAACATCAGCCCTTCAAGTGGTGAATTGCGGTCGTTGAGTAGGAACTCGGTTGCCCGATTGATGTCACCATCGAACTCCCACAATGTCTTCAACAGTGAAGAGTTCCACGATTGGGCATAGTTACGTGCCAACGCCTGGGCACCCTCGAGCGTGATGTTGCCGTTCGCATCGGTCGTGTCGATCGCTATCCATATCTTCGACTGTGGACCGAAGGCACCCTCGAGGGCAAGTTCGTCGGTGAGGCCGGCGCCGAACATGCCGATACCGAGTCCACCCATAGCCTTCGACAGTTCACTGAGCAGTTCACCTGACGGCAACTTGTCACCCGTGTTCTGCAACACCAGATTCAGGAGGAACATCGGGTTCTTTGCAGCAGCAGAGTGCCCCTCGAAGAACGGACGTAACAGTTCATCAGGGATCACCGATGTCATCCATCCGAGCTTCAACAGCTGCATGTTGCGCCACATCGAGAACCCGATATCGGCCATTACCTGTGCAGCAGCATCATCGAACAGGACAGGGGACGCCTTCCACCTGTTACGTACGTACCGTCCACGAGAGGTGGCTCTACGGAACTCACGCACTGACGGTGCATGGATATACGACATCGAGATCTCAGCATCAGACAACGGTTGGTCGATACCGAGACGGAACTTACGACCCGAAGCCGTGTTACGTATCTCGAATACTGTGTCCGCTTCAGCGATCGGGTTACCCACCGAATCGATGTTGAACGCAGTCTTCGTACTCATCGTCTTGTAGTACTCCTCCATGGCGTCGATAACTTCATCAACGGAGTAGCCACGTTTCACAAGAGCTTTCTCGTACTCACCCATCAACGCACCAGTGAGCTTCGATGTTGCCTTGTAATCGTTGCGTGCATTCCACGCTTGACGCAAGATCTCATCGACACGCATCGGGTCGGTGCCTATCGTCTCGAGGTTGCTGATGATCGTCTCAGAGGTAGCGTTGAAATCCCATGGGTCGAACCGTGACGCAGCAGACGTCGCCATCCAACGACGGCCAAAGTCACCGATCCACCGTTTCGCTTTCGGCATCGTTGTAGCAGCAACCATGCGACTGTTCGACGCCATCTGTGTCGCCTGAGCACGAACACTTGAGTACCCCGGAGGGGACAGTTGCTGTGTCAGGCGCTGATTGTTCACCCAAGCTCGCACGCTGTCATGGGATGAGTCGCCCTGCTTAACTTGGTCGAGCATCTGGTATATGTCGTCATACGGGACACCGTTGTCATGCAGCTTCTCGATCTTGATGGATTCAGGAACGGCCATGTCGTCGAGCCACGCAACGAACTTCTTGCCCTTACCGGCCAACCATTCCTCAGCAGACGGTACGTTGTAATCGCCACCACGACTACGTACAACAGGAGGCTTACCCCCTCCACCGCTGCCACCACCCATTGCAGTATGGGCAGCGTCGAGCTGTTCGACACCACCGGGGAACACGTACCCCTCATGCAACATCCGTTCAGCGTCCTCGATACTCATCGTGTTATGTACCGGGATGTCGGTGGAACCGATTGTGGCAGGGTCGATATTGCCACCGAGTTGTGCTTCCACGATGGCACGTTGATCTGGTGACAAAGTACGCATCTCTGACCGTGCAAGGTCAGCTGCACGATTGGCGTCGTTGCGTCGTATCACCGCTCGATCCAACTCATCGATCGATATCGGGTTGACATACGCTTCGAGTGCTTCGTCAGGGGTCAGTGGACGAGTACGGGGGGATGCGTCAGCGATCGGTGTCTGTGTTCTGTAGATGTCGCCCTGGATCCGTTCGACCTGTAGGCGTGCATCGTCGAGGGTCAGGTTCCGTCCTTCATCAGGTACCGGTACAGCCGCTCCTGCCTGATAGTCCTCATCGAGTTGTCGTGATTGGCGTTCCATCATCGTTGCTTGGTCTTCGAGAGAGTCGAACATCTGTCCAACGTCATCGAGCTCTATCGCTGTTTCTTCAGTGACGAGGACGAGCTCTTCCATCTCGTTCTTGATGCGGTTGCTCTTGGCTGCTGTTTTGGTGCCGTCGAGTTGTTTCTGGAGTGCGAAGAACTTGTTCCTCGCTGCAACACCACTGGCCTGTACCTGTTCCATGTAGAGACGGAGCGCACTACGCAATGCTTCAACACCCTGGACAGTGTTCGGGAGCGGCATCGTTGGGATATGAACCCATCGTTCAGCGATCGATATCAGTTCCTCATCGAGGTCATCCAGTTCCGTGTTGGCAGCAGACAGATTGTCCTTCACTGTCTCCTTCTCGGGGCCACGCAACCCTTCATCGAGGAGTTCCTGATATGCGGCTTGGTCTTCGATGAGTTCGTCACGACGGGTCGCTGCATGGTTGAGGGTGTCCTCGGTTTGTGTCTGTACCTCAGTCTCGTATCGACTCAACTCGCTGGCGTCACGCTGTTGGCGTGCAAGCACATCCTCATGGGCACCCAAAGCATCGTTGTATCCCTCCATGAACTCAGGGTTATCGATCAGTTCGGGATTGTCCTTGAGGGTTTCTTCCCACTGGTCAACGATCTGTTGACCGAATGTTCTTCCCGGTTCTTCGGCACCACTTCGTATCGCTTCACCAACAGGGTCAGCCGTTTCAGCCGAGGTCATACCCCCTGGCTTCTGAAGGTCTATTTCCTCGATGACCTTCTGGTTCTGGGCGATCTCCGTTTCGAGTTCTTTGATAGTGCTTTGAGCAGCAAGCTTCTGACCGTCAGACATGTCGTCAAGAGTTGCGTAGATGGTGAACATGCGGTCCCTCAACTCACCGACCTTCTTTTCTGCGTCTTCCCATTGCACCTGAATAACGAGGTCTTCCATGTCTTGGTTCAGCCGTTCAAGACCTACCCCGGTTGATTGTTCGATACCTGACCTGACACCAGCGTTCATGTCAGCATTGAACGCTGCAAGTTCTTCTGCAACGCCAGCAGGAGGATCAGGTAACGTATGAGGAACGTCGAAGCCGTATGCGAAAGCTTGTTCAACGGGATACTCGCCCGTGATCCAATATGTAGCAAGCAGGGACGCTTCATTGACATTTCCGTCAACAAGGGGTTTGGCTTCATCGATGAGTTTTTTCTGTAAGCCTATGAATTCGACGCTGTTCGCTAGTCGGTTACCCGTTTCCTGAGGTGTTTGGATGATGTCATCAGGGGTGATCGTTTCGTTGAACTTGGCAGGGTCGTCGTACCCTATCTGAACTTTCATCGGGTCGTTCGTCTTCGATATCTCAGTGATGTTGCCGGGAGGAATATCACCATAGATAACAGCACCCCAACGGTCAGTGATGAGGCCACGAAACACGCCACCTTCAGACTTCCGTGCAGGCACCTCAGGTGGTACGAGGATGTCTTTCTTACGAACACGGATTCGGATGACGGTGTACTCACCGGTCTGATTGGGATCCCATCCGTACATCTCGGTAACACGGGGGTCAGACGAAACGTATAAACCTTCACCCACCTGACCCTTTTCTGATCGGATCTGGTCACCGACAGCAACAGGCTTGTCCTTACCCCTGATCCCCTCATCAACATACGCTCCCGTACTTTCACTACGAGACGTCCGATACACATCAACCCATTCGTCAGCACCAATAGCATCGAACTCTTTAGAAGTTATCCCTACCAGAGAGCGACCTGTCGGTGGAGCAACAGGCATCGGGGTAGCACCCGGGCCTGACACGATCGGACCTTCGTCCCATGCATACCGAAGTTCCTCAAGAGCGTCCTTCGTTTGTTGCAGGAATACTTCAGATGAAGGAAAGCCATACCCTTTTTTCCCTGCAGGTTTCGCAGGATGAGGGTTGTTGGCGTAATGGTTGATCATCGCTTCAAGCTGATCGACCCGTTTGTCGTACTCGAACCTGTTGATCGGACGACCATCAAGGACACGAACAGAATCCTCTGTACGTGCCTGTACCGGTCCTTCCACTGCTCCACGGCCGGCAGCCTGCTCGGGGTCAGTGAGGCGAAGCTGGCCCGGTACCTGCCTGTTGTCACGGAGGTGACGTTCCTGTATAGCGGTCGGATAGTTATCGATGAACTCTTCCAACTCATCGATGAACGACTGACGGTTCTTCAACATGTCAGGGCCACCCTTGCTGTCAAGCAAGCCGAGCCCTTCGACACGAACATCCATTCGTAAGTTTCGCAATACAGCCTTGGCGTCCTTCAAACTGTTGAACGCCACATCGGTCGACTTCATCCTGTCGATGAAGTTCCGGTACCGCATCCACACCTTGTTGAAATCACGAACCGATAGCTTCCCAAACGTTTCCGTAGGACGACCAACCGGAGGACGGTCACCCCACAGCTCTATCTCCTCAGCGTTCCGGGTAGCGATCTCGTCAGGTGTCGCACCAGATATCGACGTCTCGTCAACGAAGTCGTTGTAAGCAGGGTCGTAGTCCTCACCTGTGATCTTCCACGTTTCATCGGTCAACGACTCGTACTCGAACTTGAGGTAGTTGTACTCAGACAACAGCTTGTTGTCGAGGACACCAGCAGCTGTCCGTTCCGCAATGAGACGATCCATACGTTCGAGACGCATCGTCAAATCATCGAGCTTCGACGCTGCCATCGTCACTGGTGCGAACGGTTCTGGTGGTGTCTCGTCAACGAACGGACGGGGAGGCTGCTTCTTGCCCTCAGGTACCAGGTCAGGGCGTGCCACCAGTTCAGGAATGGGTTGCTGTACCTCGAGGACACCCTGCCCCTCAACCTGATTGAGATGCTGCTTATCACGGAAGTTGAGTTCTACCTCAGCTTCACGATACGAGTCAAGGAAGAACTCACCGTCGAACAGTTCGTCTTCGACGTATCGCAGTTCACTGCTGTAGTCAGCCACTGCCTTGTTCGTGGCGTCAGGGCCGAGCTTGTCTCTCAGCTCCTGTGACTTCTTGCGGAGCCAGTTGAGCCGGTTCTCGAGGTGGCTCATGTCCTTGATGTTCTTGTCGTCCATCCATTCTTTGAGGTCGTCAACAGCTTTGTTGACATCCTCTATCGGCTTGTCCTTGAACTGGACAGACGGATCTACCTTCTCTGGTGGTGGTGCGAACACAGGGTCGTCACGTAGCGCAGCGGACGATACAGGACGTTCAGGGATGTACGGATATGCAGAATCTGTTGGGTCGCCGTATCGGTGCAACGGGTCAGCCATGTCAGCGAAGTCGTCGTACGTTGAAGGTGGGCCTGCCTTGAAAGTTTCTTGCACTGCAGCGTCAACCTCTATGAACTTGTTCGCACGTTCCTCACCGATCAGTTCAACGATGATCTCGTATTCATCTGACCGGTAATCGATACCATCGATGGAGATCGCTTCTTTCATGTCACGGGCTTCTGCAGCTGACTGCATCTGATTGCCCTCTAGCTCTATGAAAGCGTCTTCTAGCTTCACCCATTCATCGTCAGTGAGTTCGACACCATCGAACCGGAGGTCATACACCTCATCTACGAACCCGCCCTTGAACGGCGTATCTGTCGCACGACGGACACGCTCCTCTTCGATACGAAGCAACTCGATCAGGTTGTCAGCGTTCCCCGGTGCGTCAGGGTTCTCATCGACAACCCTGCTCAAACGACGCCACTCTCTGTGTAGGTCGACAGACCGTGTTTCGGTGAGGTCTTCAGGGAACTCGATCACCTTCGGAGGACGTGACGTGACAGCTTCGTCAGGTTCCACCGGAGCACCGAACGTCCGGTCGTTCACGTCTAGCTTCGAATCAAGGACGTCACGCAGTTCCTGTTCGATGGAATGAAGTTGAGCTTGGACAGCAGGGTCGTTCGGGTTGTACCTATTGGCAGACATCACATCGTCGTACCGAGTGGACAGATCTTGGATAGCGCCTACACGTTGCTCCATGTTCCTGAGACGAACAGCTTGCTCTACACGCTGTTCGCTACGGTCAACGCCCACCAGCTTCCACCGTTCAGGGTTCGTGATGTACTCCTGCCATTCAGCGAGCTGTTGAGCGTATTCGGGTGACTCATCACTGAGTTCATCGATGAGTGTCTGGTACGCCAGTTCAGCGTCGTCGGCCTCGATCTCAGAGTTGAAGATGTTGTCCACGACAGAATCGATCTGTTCGTTGACCTCGATGTCTCCACCTGATGCATACCTCTCGGCGGTACCAACCTCGTAGAGACGTTCCTGAAGTGCCTGCGGGAGGTGTCGACGGTCGAGGATGTGAACGACACCGGTACCAGGTTCCAACAGTTCTTGCGCTTTGGCGTCTTCGATGGCTTGGATGAAGTTGTCAGTGACAGCACCAGACGACAGACCTTCGGCTCCGTCTGCGACAGGTCCGTTGCCAGAGAACACATATCCTGATACGTTGTTCTGCCCTGGTTTCGTGCCGATAGCGTTCGATACCTGTGGGCCTGTGTTGATCGGGACACCACCATGGGCAACAGCTGCTTGGGCAGCATCTTGTATCCCATCCGGTTTCACGAACTTATGGATAGCCCATGCACGGGTCATCGAGTTGAACACAGGATCCAACGGGTCGAGGAACACCTGATGGGTGAAGTCGATGCCACCAGAGATGATGTTCGCTGGTACAGACTTGGGTTGGATGAGCCCAACCATCGCCAACGGTGTGTACAACAGACGCCCTGTCGACACGCCATACCCGTAATCGACACCATCGAACGTCTGATGGAGCTGTGTGATGGCAGCAGATTCATATGCTTCGTTCACAACAGGGGCACCATGTTTATCGATCGCCCACTGGTAGCTCTCCTCGAGAGCTTCCTCGATGGTGGCTCCTTCAGCCAACAGGTTCTCGAAGTGCTTACCGACGCCCGGCGATTGCATCAACGATTCAGAGTTGCCTGCCATCAAACCGTAGCCAAGGCCTTTCCCCGACCATGCCTGATACGGATCCATCGTACCTTGTGCCAGGTTCGAAGCTGTACGCCCAACGATCGTTTGACCTGCTGCACGCAACGATTCAGCAGGGTCGAACGTGCCGTACCTGTCGTACTGCTGCACCATGTCGGTAGCGGTACGCAACGGAATACCGACCATCGTTTCCCACACGTCGTAGAAGCCTGCTGTCAGTGGACGGGTGACAGGGCCGGCGATGGTTGTCCACCCTCGAGCCATGAACGACTGTTCTTGATAGTCCTGCCGAATGATGCTGGCAAGGTTCGGATTCTGAGGGTCGATGCCAGCCATCGTGAATGCTGACAGCATGTCGGGAGACATATTTGGGTATTCCCTGACAGCCCCTGCGATCTGACTGGATGCAGGGTTACCTTTTATCTGATTCCTGATTCCCGTGACAAGGCTTAACGCATCAACACTTCGCTGCAACTGGATCGATTCATCATCTGGTGGCGGCATTGTTCCTCACCATTCGCATCATCCACGGTGTCGGATACGCCATCGCTAATTGACGTAGAACCAGATCAGCTTCTGGTGGCTCTGTCGGTGCTTGACTCATCTGCATCTGTTCCATCGGTCGTTCCGTAGGACGGAACAGATCAGGGGTCGGCATCTCTGGCGTTACCGGAGCTGCACCACCTTGAGGAGTGGCAGGTCCGCCTGCAGCCAACGGAGCACCCTGCTGCTGTTCCGTGAGTGCTTTCGCTTCACCGTAGGCGCCTCCTGTCGGTGTCCTGATGGGTTGCTTGTCTGCTGGCCCGCCATCGGTTCGTGCCCCTGATTGGGGGGCAGAAACTGCAGCCGGTCGTGCAGGTTTGCGGTAACCGCCATGCTGGTTTGTAGTCATGGGTCACCCCTCTATGCGATGACGTAGAGAACATTAGCTCCATTGACAGTCCAGACACGACCGTTGGATACGAATGTTGCACCGTCGGCTACTGGTCCGTTCGGGAACGCTGCGTCGTTGCAGTCCAACCCGAGTACATCGGCGCCAGCGATGGAGTTCTTGAACTGTGCACTGAAGTACTTACCGGGGAAGGTGTTGCCACCTACCTTGTCAGAGCCAACAGCGAGTAAGTCGCTGGTAGCAGGGATAGACGTTGCCGCAGCAGACGTTGAAGTATCAACTTCAACGTCATCGATGAGAGCACTCAGGTTGACACCTGTTATATCGATCTCGACACGGAAGGCATGGCGACCGGCCAACACTCCAAGGGTGTAGCTCAGGTTCTTGAATCCTGTATCGGCGTGCATCGCTACCCGTGCAGTCCTCATGACTTGGAACGCAGCCGATACTTCAGAACCGTTAGCGATCAGGATGTTGCCGTCACCCCAATCGTCAGGTTCAACATCGACACCGAGAACGACCTCGGTTGCCGGTTCAAGGTCAGCCGTGTGCGGTGTCGTGAGCACCGAGCTGGCTCCGAGGTAGAACGAGTTGTTCCCCGTCGAAATGGGAGTTGACGTGAACCCGTACAGCGACAGGTCAGCACCACAACTGTCACAGATCAGGTCGGCACCGATGTCTCCGAGTCCTGAGTTGTCTGGTGCCCATCCGCATTGTCCACAGAAAGGTCGGGTGTCGGGGAACGTCATGATGTCTCCTGTTCAGCGCACAGCGCCTTCGCTTGATCTATGAGTGTGTTCTTGTCGAGGGCATCATCAAATGGGATCCCGTTGTTCTTGAACCAGTTCTCAACCTTGGTTCTGCCGTGTACAACGGTTCTTCAGGTTTCGTCCCTGGCGGTTTCGGTACCGGCACACCAGAAACATCTTCGTAGACCCCGTGTACGTTCTTCATCATCAAAGGCATGTTGCTCCTACATCTGTCCAACGGTCATGGCCCCGCCTCCGGGTGCCTCCATCTGTGAAAGTATCGTCTGTACCCCTGGTGGCGGTCCACCCTCGAACCCTTCGCCTCCACCACCGGCGCCTGGGGGCATCCCTCCGCCCATTCCCGGCATCCCCGGCTGTCCCATACCCTGAGCCATCGCAGCCTCCTCAGGAGACATTTGAGGCTCCTCGGGAGTGAACAGCTTCTTGAGTGTGGTCGTTGCCTCAGAGGGATTATCAAGGATCGACACCAGAGCCATATCAGCAGCAGGGTCACCGGACTGTGCCCTTGCACCGAGCGACTGGATCAACATCTCTTTCGCCTGATCCGAATCGATACGTTCGTTGATAAGCGACGGGTTCTCGAGGCCGTCTAGGTTCTCCTGCAACGTGCGGCGGTCCAATACCCTCGCCTGTAACAGCTGCAACCCTGCAACGATCTTCGTGTTCTCATCGAAGGTTGCCATAGCGCCATAGATCCGCTTCGTGCGGTAATCGCCGGCGATGTCCTTAGACGCAACATACGTTTCCTCGTTCTGCTTTGCGCCCTGGAACCAGTACACATTTTTCTTCTCATTGGGATGCATCACCTCTTCCCACTCGAGCCGTTTCCGGTCGAGTGCTTCCACCGTGTACTTGATTGATGTCTGATACTCACGGACGTTCTGGTCGGCAGACGACCCGAGTTCTTTGATGCCCTGGCCAGTGGCGAACGAGTTCGGTGACTGTCCGTCCTGTGCCACGTCGTAGCCAGCAACGATACGGAACTGACGTTCCAGAATATTGATCGCCTGCCACGTCTGTTGCAACTGATCGGAGGTCGGCTTCTCGATACGGGTGCCAGGTTCGAACTCGTTGACAGCGAACCGTCCACGCTTGTACACCGACCCGACGAGTTCGCCAACGATGTTCGTTTCACGGAACGTCGAATCCTCGACACCGATAAGTCCCAAGATGTTGAGCTTCGCCATCATCGCCATCAAACCGAAGACGTGATGGAACTGCCCCTGCAACTTGTCGAATGCGAACCTTTTCGTGACGACGAACGCCGGACCTGAGTACAGAGGGTTCGGGATGTGGGACAGCATCAGCGACATTTCGGCACATACAACGTACGTGCCCGAGTCGCACATGTACTCGATGATCGTCATGTTGTCGTTACCTGATTGGGTCGCAGTGCCCCGCTCCCACTGACCTTGGGCAGCAGCACCGAAGGTCGAATTGGAACGGGGCCTCTGCGCCTCCTTGTACGACAGCATCTGAGCGGTGTGCTGCGGATACGTCTTCTTCATGGCACTGTGGGAGATGTTGCGATACACAGCCACCTCGGTCGGTTGCTGGTTTGCACCGAACGTACCAGGGTACACATCGAACGGGTCACGGAGTTGGGCGACCGGATATGTCGTGTCACCGAACCAGCGTTCCCTGATGACATGAAGTGTGTATCCGTAGCCGGGGAGCCACCTCCCGATCTGGGGATACTGGAGTTCCATCATGTCCTGCTCGTCCCACGCCGACACGATGCGTGCCCTCTTCTCCGCTTTCTTGCGGGCAGGGTTCGTGTCCTTCGTGGGGATCATGTCGGTCTTGACCGTTGGTTGCCGGCCGATACGTTGAGCCAACCGTTCGAGCGACGAGTACATGATGTTGGCGGTGGGGAGGTCGACACCGAACCCTGACGGCAGGGCAAGCTGGTTCGACATCGAAGCCGAGTTCAGGACTGCTTGGACGCCTTGTGCGCCACCGTTCATGACGTTACGGATCCGTTCACGGTCGGTGAGGTCGGCAAGGTTCTTGAGGTGTGATGCCCGTTCGAGGACTTCACTGACCTCGAGGGTGGTTCGCTGCATGTCGTATTTCATTGCAGCAACCATCAGACTGTCTCCCACACGCTGAGATGGAGCTTGTTCGTGATCCGTGTACGGATACACGTCGAGTTCAAGCAATGACCCTCACGGGCGTTACAGGTTCGACACAAACCGGTGTTGTGTTGCCACAGGGCAAGGAACACATGTCTGTTCTGGTCGGCATCGAAATCGGGATGTGCGGTGTACGGCTTCTTGGGGTTCATGAACTTGTTGAGCCATTTCAGTTCCTTGGCGTCAAGGTCAACCTTTTCGATGTAGACGGTTTCTCCGTCGATCATGTGTTCCATCATCTGCCTCCGTAAGAGCCGTAGTCAGTGAAGCCCCAAGCAGGGGTGTTGCCACCAACGTCAGGGTACGACTGATCGGACACCAATTCAAGCCTTGCCGCTTTCTCTGTGCGGTCCCACCGTACCAGCCGGCGCACATACGGCAACCACGACGCCATCTTGATGTCGGTCACTGTCGCACCTTTCTGTAATCCGTCTGTCGTCCACAGCTGTAGCTGCCCCAACAGCAGTTTCGTTTTCTTCACTGATTCGGCGTTGCCGTACGGAAGGATGAACTGGCCGGTGTGGTACCACGGGGCCATCGACGAGATCCCAACTTCGGCGTCACGTTTCTCGTTGCCGGTTGTGTGCTTCTCGATGGTGAGATCGTATTTCGCTTTCACCGCAATAAGGTCCGGTCGGGTGAAGAAGTTCTGCTTCGCCATGTTCTCTTCGTACACCCAACGGGTGAGCCCATATTTGATGTACCAGTCCTCGAACAGTTGGATGGCACCCAACTCTCCTTGTCCACGGGTGGTGACGATATCGATGAGGTAGGTGCCATGTTTCGTCCATGCCCACAGGACAGCGGCCTGGTAGCCACGAGGGGCAGGGTCCATCCCGGCGATGAGTCGATAGTTGACGTTGAGGTCGACGTCTCCGATGATGCGTGAACGGTCAAGACATTTCTCTCTGATGAGTTGAATGTCGAAGATCATGCCGTCGACAGGGATCGACTTCTGGAGATACCTGAGTTCGTATCTGCCGGGGATCGCCAACGACTCTGTGCCGTTCTTCTTCTCCAACAGCTTGTAGTACGGCACGATGCCGGGTGCCAGGACACAGCCGTTCTCGTCGTGTCCTTCAACAACGTCGTCGTCCAACATGCAGTCCTCGTCGTGGGCAGGGTACGCATGGACCCTCCACGCCATCGACCCTGTTTCTTGAAGCAACGTGTTCGGGATGTCGTCAGGGTGCTGCCTTGATGCGATCGTCACGACCCCTGTGTGTGTCTCCTGACGTTCCATGATCTCAGAATGTTTCACCTTCGACTTTTGGCGTTGCTCGTAGGTGCCTACCGTCTTACGTTCCTCGAGGTCGTCGATGCCGATGAAATCGGCGTCACGACCAGCAACGGTGGCGTTCGACCCGATAGCGGTGAACGTCGAAGATTTCAGGGTGTGGTCGGTGCGGGTGTACAGCGTGAACTCTGATGCTGTCCATACGGGGGCACGTTTGTCGCCGTACTTGTGGCCCTTCGGCAACGTCTCTTCAATGAGGAGTTCCGAATGTTGGAACACTCCTTTGAGTTTCCCTGTCATCGATTTCGCCAGTGGCAACGTTGCAGCGACCCACAGGATCTGGATGTTGGGGTACATGATGATGAGCCACGCCACGAACCGGAGCACCATCTCCGACTTGCCGTGCCTTGGCGGTGTCAGGATCAGTACCTTCGTTGCGAACGTGTGTGCGATGATGAACTCACGCACCGATTCGACGTGGAACCCGTACACCTTGAACTTCTGTTGCATCGACCCGATCGTGAAGTAGCGGTGTTCGAACTGCCAGAACGAGAACTCGAGACGGAACATGAGATGCTCGAACTCTTTGGAGCCTTCCTTGTCGAGGCCGACAGCTTTGAGTTCAGTGAACAGGTCGACGGGGAACATCGCTGCAATGTCGGGTGCCATCCTCCATTCGGAGTCGACCCTGTCCCTGGCTTGCATGTATTCCCATGTGGCGAACCCTCTCGACACAGCAGCCGGTGTGACCTGTAACAGTTCGGCGCAGTGCGTCACCGTCAACACCCTGTCATGGATCTTCTGTGCCATCCCGTTCTCGTCGATCGTTTCGTAGACCTTGCCTGTGCGTCTCAGGTTCGGTTCCTCGTTGAGGATCTGACGGTCGGTGCGGCGCCTCTTCTCCATGGCGATCTGGTTGAAACGGGTCTTGCACTGGTCGGTGCAGTACTTCGTGCCGGCACGTTTCTGTTTAGAAACGGCTTTGCCACAGTGGAGACATTTGCGTCCAGGGATATCAGATGGGCGTTGCTTCTGTCCCTTGTACGCCATCAGTGTTTCGCAGCAACGTCGAGGGTCATCGCCTCGTAGATGACGTAGCCGCACATGCATTCACCCGCAGTGAACCACACCTCAGTGTCGGCGTCCAAAGCGAGTTGGCACCAGCCTGTGAAACGGATCAGATCTCCGCAGATTTCGCACATCATGACAGAACCCTATCATGGAAGACTCAGTGAAGGAAGAAAGGGGGGCTCGGGGACAGGGACTCGAACCCCGATGACCAGCTCCAAAAGCTGGCGTCTTGCCATTGGACGATCCCCGAAAGGTCAGTCGACGAAGCCAACCTGCCGAAGCTGCGACTGAACGATCAGGGCACGTCTCGCCCGGTCGTAACCGTCGAGACGGTCAACGGTACGGTCGATGACTTCACGGGTCACCGGCTCCGTACCCACCTTCACCTGGCGGGCAGAAGCGTTCGCATCGAACAGCATCTCAACACTGTTCACGCAGGGCCGCCCTTGGAGCGAGGAGGCTTCTGAGCGTCCCGCTTCCACGTCTTCTCCGAAATGTACGGGTCATACGCCTCAACAGCCTTCTGCACGTCAGGATCGTGATACGAAGACCTCACAGCCTTCCCCTCCTTCACCACCGACCCCGGCAGATTCTTCATGACATCCATCAGCGAGGACCGCCCTCAACGTCGACACCCGAACTTGTCGTCCGCTGACCCGCCGTATTCAGAGCAGTAGCCACACCGGAGCTTCCGGTACGCTGCCCACCTTCGATCTTGGCTCCCATTCTGGAATCCTCCTGGGTAGATACCCCAACCCTACCACGAGAAGAGGGCTCCCCGTAGGAAGCCCTCTATTCTCTTGACTTGCGTAGTCCTGACGAACCGCCTAGTCTGTGGATACGACATCCACCCTCGAGTGTAGCAGAGAGAGAACACAGAGGGGATCAAACTTCCCAGGACCGACCTGCTAACCGGCCTTCTAACCATCCCGTCGTAGGGCTTCGCTCCCCACTCACTCCAGATTCAGACGGATCGTCGGTAACTCGGCACCTGGACGACTGCAACACCCCATCAAGCCACAAGGCCATGGCGGGATCCCCTGAAAACAGAAAGCGTCGCCGCCCTGCCAGGGCATATCACGTCCAAAACACCCCCAACCCAATAACCACCAAACAGAACAGACCAATACCCAACCAAAACGTTACCAAACAAGCTAGAAACACTACGTATATATATACATGTGCCGGATAACGTTTACATACGGGTAGTCAACTTATCGT